TTGGACGGGTTTAAACTATTGTTTTTTCTATTACTTATACTATTTTATTTTCTTACACGTCCAAGTAAAAAAAATATACTGGGACGTGTTAAAGGTATGTAAATAAAAGACTTATAAAGAAACGTCCAAGTAAAACGTCATTTTTCTCACGTGTATAAAAAAGCGTTTTTTTCTCTAAAAAAAACAAACCTACGAAAAATACTTGGTTTACTTGGACGTCCCTTGTAAGTCTATGCGTAGCATACATTTAACCCGTCCGAGTAAAATTATTTTACTTGGACGTTACTTGGTTTACTTGGACGGATTGCTCGCCAATGGGAAATATCTTCCTACTTGGCTTATAGGTGTTCCACGTGGAAAGGTTTACATAAGGGCTTGTGGATCGCTCACTTGTTATATATATTTTTCGTAAACAGGAGGACGTTATTGCAATTACGCGAGGATATACCCAACTTTTCTTGGGAAGAGGTCTTATCTGGTTTCGCACCGGATGCGCGGTTTTGGGCGCACATGAAAAACCTGCAAAAATTGCGCGATTGGTGGGAAGCTCCGCTTCGGATTACGTCCGGCTTTCGGTCGCCGACTCATAACGACGCAATCGGCGGGGCATCGAAATCTCAACACATGGTGTTTGCAACGGATATAATTCCATCGGTCAAGTCTCCGCATCTGGACGAGCAACTCCTGCCGGTGGCGTTGGATCTGGTAGCGGCTAAAGCCGAAGAACTTGGCTTCACCGGCATCGGTCGGTATGATATATTTATACATCTGGATATGCGGCCAAACGTCGCGAGGTGGGACGAGAGGACGAAGTTTTGAAGATAGAACGACGCAAAATAGCCGAACTAAAAAACGACCCCGCGAACGCTCGCAAACACTCACCGCGAAACCTTAAGGCGATCCGCGACTCTCTTGACGTGTTTGGGCAACAGAAGCCCATCGTCATCGACTCGCGTGGCGTAGTCATTGCCGGAAACGGAACGCTTGAAGCGGCACGAGAATTAGGGTGGGATGACATAGCCGTCGCCGTCACCGACCTCGATCCGGCCCACGCGCAAGCGTTCGGCATCGCCGACAACCGGACCGCCGAGCTTGCTGAATGGGATACGGACATTTTGGGACAATTGCTTGAGGGCATGGACTCCGATCTGGCCGATATATTGTCGATAGATGACCTTGAACTGCCCGACAGCATTGACGGCGGGGAACAAGGCGAAGGGCTGACCGACCCCGACGAGGTGCCGGAACCGCCAGAGGAGCCGATCACACAGACGGGGGACTTGTGGCTGTTGGGGGAGCATCGTCTGCTGTGTGGGGATTCGACGAAAGCGGAGGATGTCGGGCGGCTGATGGATGGGGCGAAGGCGGATATGGTGTTTACCGACCCGCCCTATGGGGTCACAAAAAATGAATGGGACAGAAAATTAACTCAAGAGGATTTGAACTTATTTCTTGAAATCTCAAAGGGGCCTGTCTGTGTTTGGAACGCAACTAGACCAGACATATTTAAGCATGTTCTTTCGCTTTCTCCAATGTGCGAAAGAATAGCGGTGTGGAGAATGACCGCAGGGATAGGGATAACCGGAAAGGGCGGAATGTTTTGGACTTGGCAACCTATTTTCGTTTGGAGGGCAAAGGAAATAAAACTTTGGGATTCGGTTGAATTTGAATCAGACAAACCAACAAGAACAGGAGACCATCCAACACAAAAGCCAGTGAAACTTGTTTGCAAATGGCTCTCGTCTTCCGATGTAAAATCTGTGGCTGACCCATTCCTCGGTTCGGGCACCACCCTCATCGCCGCCGAGCAACTCGGACGCAAATGCTACGGCATGGAGATTGACCCGAAATATTGCGACGTTATCGTCAAGCGGTGGGAAGATTTTACTGGACAGACGGCGACCAGAGAGACCGTGAGCCAGATGGCAACAAGAGAAAACGAACGGACATAAAATAGTATGGGCAGAAAAGCCGCAAAAATAGACGAGGAGCAGGTTCGCGCATTGGCGCGGCTGGGGTGTACGTGGGATGAGATTGCTGATGTGATACAAGTCAGCCGCACGACGTTTGGCAAATATCTTAAACAGAAGAAAAGCCTGCGCGAGGCATATGAGCGCGGCTTGTCAGAGGGCGACGTTTCAATCCGTCGGGCGCAATACGACGCGGCGATGGGCGGCAAAACAGCGATGCTGATTTGGCTCGGGAAAAACCGCTTGAACCAGACCGACCGCGTAGAGACCAAAACAGAGAACGAAATAACCGACACGACAGGCGCAGTTGACAAACTCCACAGCGCAATTGATCGCCTCGCTCGACGAAGCGACGCGAGCGACGATACTTAGCGAGCTGTCGGCCAACGAAGCCGCCGAGATACTGGAGGACTGGCGTTTCTGGGCGCGTCCCGACCAGATCGCGCCGGACGGCAACTGGCGCGTGTGGCTCATCATGGCGGGGCGCGGATTCGGCAAAACGCGGTGCGGGGCCGAATGGGTGCATGAGCAGATACGACAGGGGCGCGAACGGATCGCGCTTGTCGGCGAGACAAAGGCCGACGTGCGCGACGTGATGGTCGAAGGCGAATCTGGTATACTGGCAACGGCAGGCCGGAACCGACCGCTCTACGAGCCGTCAAAGCGGCGACTCACTTGGCCCAACGGCGCAATTGGCGTGTGCTATTCGGGCGACGAGCCGGACCAGTTACGCGGCCCACAGCACGACGCGGCATGGCTCGACGAGTTGGCAAAATATAGATACGCAGAGGAAACGTGGAGCAACCTTGACCTCGGCCTGCGTTTGGGCGAGTCGCCGCAGGCCGTTATTACGACCACGCCGCGACCCGTCCAGATTATGCGGGAACTGGTCGCCGACGAACTGGTCACGGTGACGCGTGGCTCGACCTACGACAACCTGCAAAACTTGGCCGAGTCGTTCGCCAAGCGAATCGTTGAACGCTACGAGGGGACGCGACTCGGGCGGCAGGAGCTACACGCCGAGATTCTCGACGATGTAGTCGGTGCGCTCTGGTCGCGGGAGATGATCGACGCGCACCGTCTGCGCGAAACGCCGCCGCACTTCGAGCGGATCGTTGTCGGCGTTGACCCTGCCGTCACTTCGGGCGAGGATGCCGACGAGACCGGCATACTGGTTGCCGGTATGATCGGCAACCGTGGGTATATTGTCGAGGATTTGAGCGGGCAATATACGCCGCAAGAATGGGCGATACAGGCGATAAAGGCGTATTATAAATACAACGCCGATCGTATCGTTGCCGAGGTCAATCAAGGCGGCGACATGGTAGAGCATACGATTCGCACGGTTGACCGCAACGTATCGTATAAGGCCGTCCGAGCGGCGCGGGGTAAGATTTTACGCGCCGAACCGATTGCGGCTCTATACGAGCAGGGGCGCATCCACCACTGCGGCACGTTCGCCGCGTTAGAGGATCAACTCTGCATGTATACGCACGAGTCGCGGGATTCTCCGGACCGCCTCGACGCGCTCGTCTGGGCATTGACTGATTTGATGCTCGGCAAGAATGATGGAGGTATGTCGCGGGTGCGCGGCCTATAAACTAAATGGCGCAAATAACTATATATTTTTATTTTAGCGGGAAACGCTAACAGGACGAGACCAATGCCAGTAGATTCCACTGCCGCCGCTTATGACGATATGGCACCGTTTTGGCAGAAATGCCGCGACGCTCACGAAGGGCAGGCCGCCGTTATCGAACGCGGTCCCGAATACGTCCCGCCTCTCGATACGCAAACGCCGACCGAATATATGGCCTACTTGCGACGCGGCCTGTATTTTAATGCGACCGCTCGCACGGTACAGGGCATGGTGGGCGCTTGCTTCCGTCGAGAGCCGACCATCGTCGGAGGTGCGGCCGACCAGTATCTGGGCGACGTAACAATGACAGACGAGAGTTTCGACGGCTTGGCTAAGACGGCCATGCGCGAACTGCTGACGGTCGGGCGGTATGGCCTGCTCTGCGACTACAGCGGCGAAGAGAACCGCCCCTATCTCGTCCCGTATGTTGCCGAGAATATTATCAACTGGCGCACCGAGCGCATCGGTGGCCGGTCGGTCGTGACGATGGTCGTCCTGTCGGAGATGGCTCACGTTGAGGATGTCAACGACGAATACGAGCAGACCGAACAGCAACGCCTCCGCGTCTTGTCACTTGAGAATGGCATTTATATCGTGCGGGTATATGTCAAGGTCAAGAGCGCATCTTCTCAGCGCGAGCAATACGTCCTTGTTGACGAAACGGTCCCGACGGTAGCAGGTGCGCCACTTGAATATATCCCGTTTGTTTGTATCAACTCAAATACGGTTGGCATGGAGATCGAAAAGCCGCCCCTGCTCGACCTCGTTGACGTAAACCTGCACCACTGGCGACTGTCGTGCGACTACAACCACGGTCTCCACTATACGGGCCTGCCGACGGCTATCGCCGCAGGTTTCCCGAAATCAAACGACGGATATCGCATCGGCGCAGGTGCGGCATGGTGGTCAGAGTCGCCCGATGCCAAGGCGTATTATTTAGAGTTTACCGGCGAGGGCTTGACGGCCATGCGCGATGCACTGGCCGAGGACGAGGCGAAGATGGCCGCGCTTGGTGGCCGCCTGCTTGAAAAGCAAAAGCACCAATCCGAAGCCGCCGCCGCGATCCGGCTCCGCTCGGCAGGCGATCAAGCGACGTTGGGCGGCATCACCGAAACGCTCGACCGTGGTCTGACGCAGGCCGTCGCTCTGCTCAACGTCTGGATCGGCGCAACGCCGGAGGATGTCGAAGTGATCCTCAACAACGATTTCTTTGCCGAGCAGATGACGGCTGACGAAGCGGTCAAGCTGATGCAGATCGTGCAGGCCGGATATATGACCGTTGACAACCTGCTGTTCCTGTATGATCGTGGCGAACTGCTCCGGCCGGAGACCTCGCCCCAAGAGGAGCGCGAGATGCTCGACCTACAGGCAGGCATTCAAGCGGTTATGCAGGCCGAAGGGTAGCGGCTGAATGCCGACAATCAACGAGCGCGTCGATCAGCTATTGACGCAACACGACCTTGATCTGATCGCGTTCCAGAACGGCGCGGTGCGGGATGTAGTATCGCAACTCAACAATTTACAAGGTGAGATTGTCGATCTGCTGAAAGCCGCCGAGCCGAAAAGTCGCCGACAGCTTGAGCAACTGCTCGCAGAGATTGACCGAGCGATTGACCGCACTTATGCAGTGATCGCCGCGCAATCGGTCGAGTCGTTTGCAGGATTGGCAACTACCGAGTCGGCGGCCGTTGCGTCGATTACGCGGCAGGCATTCCGCGCATCTATCGCACCAGATTTGATCTCGCCAGAGATCGCGCTTGAGATTGTCGAGACCGGCCTCGTGCCGAACGACAGAAACGGCTTGACGGTTGCCGAACGATGGGCGCGGCAACGTCGAGGGCTAAAGGACAACACAAAGGACGCGCTAAACTATGCAGTGCAGAACAACCAAACGCTTGACGATATGCTCCGCATTATTCGCGGCAATCGGGCTCTGCAGTTTCGTGATGGGGTGGTATTCAAATCGAAAGCAGGCGCGGAGACTCTCATACGAACGGCAACCGATACTGTAGTCAACGCGGCGCGTTTGGCATCGTATCAACGCAACGCGCAGGCTATTCGCGGGGTGCAGGCCAACGCCGTCCTCGACAACCGCACGACGATACTCTGCCGGACGCGCAACGGGTATGCGTGGGACTTGCAAACGGGGCGCGGATTCCGAGGCACGCCGATAAGTTTCCCCGGACCACCGCCTTGGCATTTTAACTGCCGCACGACGCTTGTGCCGATCTTCAAATCGTTGGAGGATTTGCAGGCCGTCCTTGATCCCGAACTGAGCGCAGATATAGCGGCGCGGGGCGAGCGGTTTCCTATCGACGGCAAGCCTGCGCCAACCCCGACGTTTGCTAAGACGTTCGACGCAATGAGCGAGGCCGAGCAGAAGGCGACGATAGGCGCGGGGCGTTTGCAATTATACAAAGACGGGAAGATTACGCTAAAAGATTTAATCGACCAACAGGGTCGCACTCTAACCTTAGCCGAGCTAAAGGAGAAATATGGCACCGCTTAACAGCATCATTGACGCAGATGCTTTTGACAATCTGCCAGAAGTTATCAAAGAGCATTACACGCAAGACGGCGACAACTACGTCTTGCAGACCGACAACAACGATAAGATTGACGAGTTTCGAAACAACAACCGGACGCTCTACCGTGAAAATGAGGAACTAAAGAAACGTCAAGCCGAGTTTGAAAAGCAACTGGCCGAATCACAAAAAGAGGTGCAACAGCGCACCGAGAAGGAACTGTTGAGTGAGGGCAAGATCGACGAACTACTCGACAAACGCACCGAGGCTATGCGCCAAAGCTACGAGCAGAAGATCAACGAAATATCGCAACAATACCAATCCGCAGAACAGACGCTTGACATACACATCGTTGAGAACCAAATTAGAGATGCGGCAATCAAGGCCCACGCGAGAAACGACCGAGCCGTTGATCACATCATTCGGGCTATCAAGCCGCAACTCAAACGCGACGGAACGACCGCCGTCCGCGTAGATGCACAGGGCAATCCTGTGATGAGTTCCGACGGGAAAACGCCTCAAGGCATTCCCGATCTGGTCGAAGAATTAAGGGCATCGGATTCGTTCCTGTTTGCAGAGTCGACAGGATCGGGTGCCAATGGCGGCCAGAACGCCACACAGAATGGCAAGAAACGTATTCGTCGATCCGAGATCGGCAAATATATTACAGAAGTAGCGAAGGGCGAAGTCGAAATCGTAGACGGCTGATGCCGTTGCGACGAACGTAGAAACAAAGGAGCATAGACGCAAGCAGTCCTACATATACACCGCATTACCGCCGAGCGGCAATCTGGTGCGATGCTCCGAGAGCAATATCAACGGGTATCTAACCTACGGGTATAAACCCATTAACCTTTTTTAAGGAGATTGCCGCATGGCAAACACTATCACACCTCTTGTTGACAAGCTAATCGCGCGTGGCTTGGAAGTCTTGCGCGAGAATGCTGTCATGCCCCGCTTGGTCAATTCGACCTATAGCAACGTCGCCCGCAATCGCGGCGATACGATCACCGTCCCCGTGGCGGCTGATATTACGGCCTCGTCTGTTTCGCCGAGCAACACGCTCGCCGCCGCAGGCGATACCACCTTGTCGAGCAAGACCATCTCGCTCAACCAGTGGTATAAAGCCGGTTTCTATCTGACGGATCAGCAGATCACGCAGATTGACGTTGACTCGTTCCAGACCCTACAGGGCGACGAGGCGGTCCGTTCGTTGGCTAACAACGTGGACAGCTATATTCTCGGCCTCTACAAGGGCATCTATTCGCAGGCAGGCACGGCAGGCACAACGCCGTTTGCGTCCAACCTCAACGCATGGACCACGGGCGCACGCGCCAAGTTGAACCAGTTCAAGGCTCCGCTCGAAGATCGTGCCGTTGTTCTGGATGCGGACGCCGAAGGCAACGCGCTCAACAACCGCGCCTTGCAGGATGCTTCCTATCGCGGATCGACCGAGGGCATTATTGCCGGTGACATCGGCTACGCTTTGGGTGCGTCTTGGAATCTCGACCAGAACATTCCGACGTTCGCCAACACCAGTGGCACGCCGACGGGTTGGTTAGTCAACGATGCGTCTACCGCCGCAGGCGATACGACCATCGGTATCGACACTGGTAGCAACGACCCCGAGGAAGGCGACATCTTCACGATTGCCGGATCGACTCAGCAGTTTGTCGTTTCCAGTTACAGCGGTGGCAACTTGACGTTTGCCCCTGCTCTGGATGCGGCTGTTGCCGACAACGCCGCCATCACGTTCGCCGCCTCTCACGTTGTCAACGTCGCTTTTCAGCGCAATGCCTTCGGATTCGCGATGGCTCCGCTGATGGATGCGTCGATGAACAGCGACATGATGCGGCAGGTCACCGACGAGAAGAGCGGATTGACGATGCGCTTGGAAGTTTCTCGTCAAGAGAAGCAGTGGAAATTCGAGTACGACATCCTTTATGGGGCCACGCTACTGCGTCCCGAATTGGCTTGTCGTATTCTCGGATAGTTTAGACGGTGGGGCAGGGGAGCGATCCCTTGCCCCATCAAACGCATTTAGGAAATCATGCCAGAAATTAAAACAGTAAAAATCAAACACGCCGATGGTTTTGCAATCATCAACGCCTCTGATTTTGACGAGGCGACGATGGAACTATTTGACGAGACAAAGCCGAAGCAAGAGCAAGAGCCGAAACCTAAACGGTCGTACCGCAAAAAGAAAGCGACCTCCGAGGTGACCAGTGGCGATTGATTTATCAACAGATGGATACTGCGAACTATCCGATGTGCAGGCGATGGTTCAGCAGTTTACCATTGACGCGAACAGCGACCCGTCAAGCACTGAGGTCGAGGGATTTATCACGCAAGATTTTAGCGAAATAAACGCGATATTACGAGCGGTCGGATATGCGACCCCTATCGCCGAAAAGGGCGGTCAACTACAGCCTAACGGTGGTCAACATATCTTACTAAAAGAGGATGCGAATCTCATGGACTCGATTCTCTCGCTTAAATCAAATGTGGGCGTGTTGTTGGGGTCGGTGCGGCGTGGCGATTTTATAAAGATTCAGAACGACCCACAACGCTACATGATTACCGAGGACGATATAGTGAACTCTGACGGCGAGATTGTCGTCGAGATTGCGCCGTGGATTGAGTTAAAATCTACGGCCAACACGCAGATTACTTATAACGCGTGTTCTGATGCGTCGAATATCCTCAAGACGTTAAACGCTACGATGACGGCAATACGGACGCAACGTGCCGCATATAGCTCGTCGGCTACTGGCACGGACGAACTGCTTGCGCCATTGGTGGCCGAGCGTGACCGGATTTTAGAAAACATCAAGGGCGGCATGTACGATATTCCTTCCGCAGAGATCGAACGCGAGGCCGCAGGCGGTTCGATGAGTTTACTTAGGAGTTAATAAATGTCTAAACCTACTGTTGCCGATATTGCGAGCATTATCCTACCGGCAGGCGTGCGTCCCGATGCGGATGCCGTCGAAAGGATTCAAGCCGCTATTGACGAAACGTCAAAAGATGCCTTCGAAGGTGCCGGATATGTTGAGCAGATGAATCAGAAACACGCCAACATTCAAGCGGCCATCGCTAAACTGGTCGGCGAACCTAAGCCAAAAAAAGCACCGGCCAAAAAAGCTAAAGCAAGCGACGAAGTTGATACGGAGCCAAAGAGCGACACAGACGAATGATTGAGATCCGCGTCACAGGTCTGGAAAATTTAGAAAATGCCGAGGGCGAACTCCGCGAATGGGGTGAGCGTCCTTTCGACGGTGGCGCGGCGTTGCGTATCAAGAAAAACTGGACCGAACGCATCGACCAAGCATACACAACTAAGGGGCGCAGTGCGGGCTACGATTGGCCTCCACTTAGTCCGGCTTATGCCGCGTGGAAGCGTCGCCATTTCCCGAACCGGCCCTTGCTCGTCTTGCGCGGTCATATGCGCGACTCACTGACAAACGAGTCGAGCCGTAATATGATCTTTAACAGGGCAGGCGGTCGCCAGTTGATTATCGGCACGCGCATCAAGTACGCCAAGTTTCACCAATACGGCACTAAGAAAATGCCAGCGCGACCGTTTATAAAGATAGATCAAGGACTCGTCAATGATTGGGCGCAAGAGATGAGGAAGGACGTTGAGATCGCAATGAAAGGGTCGAGCCGATGGCGGGAACGATAAACCCACAAGATGCGGCTAACTCCCTTATAACGACCCTACAGGCCGGAATGACGGCCAAGCTCGCCGCGTTGGACAGTGCATACGCTGATGGCATTACGCTTGACGACGTAGACTATTACTGGCGATCTCCGCAGGAGCAATATCCGGCAAAGGTCAACGTTATTGTCGTGCCGACTTCAAGCGAGGCGGTCAACTCGCCCGATCAACGTCAACTGCACTATATCAGCATTGAGGTGATCGTTACGACGAGCCAGTCCTCGGCGACCTATTCCGGCACTGAGATGATTACTATACGCCTCTGGCGCACCTGTCGGGCAATACAAGAACTGATCAACAAATCGACCTTGAGCGATGCGGTGGATCAAGTTTATTTAGAACGAATTGACGCGAGCGAAATCGGCGCGGATGGGACAAGATTTGAACAGCGAGCCGAAATTCAACTTTTAGTTTACACTTCCTAAAAAGGAGACAACCAAATGGGAGTTGACAATTTCTCGTATGGCTCGGATTTAGTCGGTTATATCGTCGCCGAGTCCTCGTATGGTGTAGCGGCCAAGCCTGCCGGAACGGATGCCTTCCGCGCCACCTCAATCACTATGGGCGCACCGGTTGGGCGCGAGTTTCCCAACGACCGCCGCAACACGCGGAGCCGTATTGAGCGCACGATCACGCGCACGCCAGTACAGCCCTTTAGTGCGGCCGGTATCTTGCGTCCTTCGGGTTCAGCCGGAACAGCGCCCGACATTGGTGTATTTTTGAAGCACGCACTCGGCACGGAAACGGTTAGCGGCGGCACCTCGGTCACCTATAGCCTGCTGAAAGACCCGACCGCTTTGTCGGCGAGCATCTACCGCAAGACCTCCGACCTGTCAGAGGGTGTCTATGGTGCGGTCGTGCAAAACTTGACATTTAACTGGTCCGGCGACTCCTATGTGACATGGACGGCGAGCGGCATCGGTAAGGATTATATCCAGACCGGCAACTCGTTGGCTGACGGTGCAGGCAGTAGCGCGACCTCGCTCGTTGTAGATGATGCAGACTTTTTCAGCAAGTACTCTGTGATTAGCGTTGGAAGCACCGACGATATACAGGTGACGGCCGTCGACTATAGCACGAATACGCTGACGATTGCCGCGTCTACTTGGTCAGACAACGATGCGGTTGCTCCGTATGTGCCGAGCGGCACGTTCGCAGGGGATCCGCTCTTTGGCACAGCCGGAACGCTCTCACTTGACAATGGCTCGTCAACGATCACGCACTTGGGCGGTAGCTTGTCGATCAATACTGGTATCGACCTGCTCAATACCGAATACGGAAGCGACTCAGCCGTTGACGTAACGGTTCCGGCCTATCGCGAGGTTACTGGTTCGCTCGACTTCCTCGTTCGCAAGGATGAGGTCAATCTGTTCAGTGAGTTCCGTCGCAACGTGCAGAAAGATATGATTGTAACGATTGGCGACACGGCCGGTAAGCGCATGAAGATCAACTGCAACGTCACCGAACTCGACCCCACACAGCGCGATTCACCCGATGCCGATATGATTCGCTACAGCGTCAACTTTGTCGCTTTGGCAAGCTCAAGCGGCGAGGATGAGGTCACGCTCGTATTTGATTAATTCCGACGCACTCTTGGGTAGGGTGTGGGGCCTGCGTCACCCCTCTCGATAGCCGAGAAAAGCACCCTATCCATTGACGCAAAGAGGACACGATGGAATTAGGATTGACGTGGTTTAAGTATACGCCGAACTGGAAGGGCAACCGCGACCTGCCAG